TGATTGTTGCTCCTATTTATGGGAGTACATTAAGTGCTGCTCCTGTACAGGAAATTCATTCTACTGCATTAGCATTTGGTGCTACACCATTTGATGCTTGGCAAGGATCTATTAAATTTCGATTTAATGTGGTTTGTTCTGAATATCATCGTGGACGTATTCGTATTGTTTACAATCCTGCTACAAATCCTGCAGGTGCTATTCCATTCAATCAAGTTTACTCCACTATTGTTGATATTTCAGAAAATCGTGATTTTGAATATGAAGTTAAATGGGCAGATATTCGAGCCTGGGCTCGAAATTTTGGAATTGCTTCCATTCCTGGTGCTACAATTCATGATGATGTTAACCCCGTTAGTGCAGGAGGCATTGGCGATAATGGAAGTATCACGGTATATGTAGTGAATGAGCTTGCAACTCCTTCTACTGCTGCTGCTGCTGTTACTGTCCAAGTCTGGGTTAAAGCAGGTGATGATTTTGCTGTTTCTTGTCCTTCTCCGGATAATTTGAAATTGCTGTCACCATTTGAACAACAATCTGAAACTGAAATAATGGCTACTTCGGAAGATACATCAAATGCTCCTACTGGAGTTGCAGAAGTAGCGTCTTTTGCTCCTGGTGAATATATTCCAGATAACAATCAATATCTTGTTTATCAAGGAGAGAGAATTGTTTCTTTCCGAGAATTAATGAGACGTTATGTTTATTGGAATTCTTATTTTCCAGCTACAGTGGGTACTACTACTATTGATAGGCGAGTTGAATATGAAATTTCAGATTTTCCATTTTATAGGGGCTGGGATCCTAATGGTCAAGATGTTGGCGTCACTTTTGGTGCAACTGATGAACCTTATAGTTTCGTAACTCTTACTCTAATGAATTATCTTACTCCTGCTTTTGCATGTCGTAGGGGAAGTATTAGACATAAGATGTGTGTTAGTTCTTCCCATATCAATCCATCTGTTGGAGGATTGATGCAAGTTGGTCGAGCTTGACTGACAGGTGTGAAGGATGGAACTTCATCCGAACTTTTTAATACCGATGATGGTGGTATTAGGAAAAATTTACAAGATTCTGCTCTTAGTAGTCTTGGTGGTACTCATGCCACTGTTACTAGATCAAATCCTGTCCTAGAATATGAAACACCATTTTATACACTAGGTCAACGATTCGTGCCCGGACGAATGTTGAATATAAGAGATAATTTTACTTCTGGGCATGATCTTAGTATCGATGTACGTAAAGATATTGAGATTGACGAGATCCGCTTAGATAAGTTCGTCAGTACAGGGGAGGACTTCCAGTTAGGACTATTTACTGGAGCCCCGATTATGTACGCATATATTAGTCCATTTTCCTTCTAAAATCTTTGGGTCAGATTTTAGGAAAACTCATCTCTCGAGTTTTAAATTGAGCGTTTCACACGTTACGTGACGTAAAAGCCTGTTTTAGGCAGAATACCCTTCGGTGACCGAAGGGGGGGATGAATCCCTAGCGATTCACTCCTAGGCGAGATGCTTGCATCTTACATTGAACATTGTTGTTCAGAGGTTTATATACAGACTTCCTTGTAAGATGCTTCGGCATCTTATCTGGGAGTTTGAATTTTTACTCTGGTC